CTTACATTGTTTGCAAGGGTCTATTACTAAAGGAATGTCGTTGATATACCCTTCATAAGATTTCAACTGTTCTTTGATTTCATTCTTTGCCATTATTCAATCTCCTTAATCACAGTCTTTACAAGAATACTTTGGCGGAAAACTTGTATACATTTTCTTAGAAATATTTTCTTCTGTAAGAACTTTTCCACATTTCCAACATCTCACTTCTTTTGATTCTTTTACTAATTCTTCTACTTTATCAAGATACGATAAGTCCAACCCTTCGTCACTTGTAAGGAAGTCAAGCCAACATCTGCGACAGGAATCTTGCATTTTAGAAGGTCTGATTTCAGAATAACACTCTCTTGCCTTGTCTTTATGACAACAAATATTATTCTTACTCATACAGATAGCAAAATCTCTTACATTCTTAAAGTCCATTAAAACTTCAAAATTACTAATCATTCGTCTGTCCTCTCAAAATAAGCATCTGCTATATATGCAATCAGTTCTGCACATTCTTTATTCTCAAGATTTGTTTCAAGGATTGCAAGAATCACATCTTGAAACTCTGTTACATCTAACTTCTTTGCCATTATTCGTTCTCCTTTGGTGGTACAATTTCTTTCCAAGCAGTTATCTGTTCACTTTCTTCATCAAAATCATTAAAGTGCCAAGCATTATTATCGTCTGTATATTGTTTATAACTTCCAATGTAAAACGAACCCCACATATAAACTAGAACTTCTTTTTCGTCTTTCGGAAGTTCGCCTTTTGACGGATAGTGCCATTTGTGTTCCTTTTGACACTCGTGGTATCCGTCTTTGAAACCTTGACAAGCTAAGTCGAGTTGTGGCTCTGATAAAAAGAACTTTGATTTTATGTCTTTTCTGTATTCTTCTGCTTTCTGTTCTACTGTCATATTCTCTTACTCCTTAATTTCCTACTATTCTGCAACTTGGAAACAAACTTATATGTATTCCCCATATCCATAGAATCAATTTTATTGCCAAATAACAAAATGTAAGAAACAACTGACAACCGAGTAAATACCCAAGCCATTCTAAATCTATAATATCGTACCATTCTTCATAAACGCCTGCTTGTCCTAAAATAAAGAAAATGATATTCAGTATAAGGCAAGTAAAATATATCTTTTCAAATAGTGTCATATTCTCTTACTCCTTATAAGGCTTGTAAATTAAAACACTATGTCCTTCTTTAAAGAGTCGTTTTATTCTCTTTACCCATTTGAAAAACGATGTGTATTTCTCTAGTATGCTTTCCATTCCACCATTAGTTCTTTTACTCCAATTCAATGAATAAACTGTTCTTTTCATATTTCTCTTACTCCTTATCAAAAGTTCCTGTACCTTTGCAGACAGGGCAAACTGTCAAACCTTTTTTGCCTTTTGCAATCTGCACCAAGCCTTTTCCTTTACAGTTTTTGCATTTCTTTTCTTTGATGTTTTTCATTTGTTTCTCCTTTTATTATATTTTTTAAGTCTTGGACATTCTTTTTGATATGCTAATGGTCTGCAAACACAACCGAGAAAAGCGTTCTTTGGCTCGACTGGACAATTTTCATAACAAAATCTTGCTTTGCTTAATCTTTCTTCAAGCCATTCCATTCCTTTCATATCAGTTTCAACATACTGTTTTTCTTTTTCAAACATAATTTACTCCTTATCTAATGCTAGAGTTTCTTCTAACTCTTTATAGCAATCTTCACACAGGTCAATTTCTATGTTCTGTTTATCTTTGCAAGGACAAGACTCAATCCCTGCATATATTGATACATTCAGTTTTACTCTAAATGCTCTAAAATCTTCCCCTGCTACCTTTCCACATTTATCGCATTGTATTACTGTCATATTCTCTTACTCCTTTAAGAATTGCTCTGCTTCAATTACAAGTTCTTCTTTGTCTGCTCCTAGATTTTTTAGTATTCCAACAAAATATTTTATATAAGACTTTGCCTGTGCGAGTTGTTGGCTTTTGCTCACTAGCATATTGTTTAATTGCATAAGTGTTATACCTGTGTCGTTATTTGCTCTGATTAAAGTTGCGACATCTTTTAAGCCTTTCAGTTCTGCATTTTCTTTTTCAAGGTCTTTGATTTCCTTTTCTTTATCTCTCATATACTGTGCCATTGAGTTCGGGTCGTTTAATACGTATTTATTAGTCATTTTGACACCCCCTTTGTGATTTCTACAAAACAGTCTTGATAGATGTTATACAAAACAGAGTACGTTCCAAGATAATCTGCATTTTCCATAGCAACTTTCAAATCTGCTTTCATTTTCTCTATCTGTTGTCCAAGCCTTGTAACCTTGTCTGTCAGTTCTCCTTTGTCTTTCAACAACTGATTACAGCGTTCACCAAGTTGTTTGATTTCTTTTTCAAGTTCTGCAATTTTCGGCTCTACAAATCTTAAAATCAAATACAGTTTCGCTTCATATTCAGCACATCTAATTCTAGTACCGTTTTTACATTCTTCCTTGAACTCGCAACAATAATCTCTATCAAGATATTCTTCAATTTCTTGTCTAAGTTTAGTAATCATTGTTTTTCTCCTTTTAAGAACTTATCTACTTCCCAAAATACATCAGGAACACAAATTGTAAAGGGTATTTCTCTTTGAAGTGAAACATAAGAACATTGCATTTGTTTTAATAGCTTCTTTGCTTCTTCTAGTTCTGCTTTAAGGTCTGCTATCTTTTCTTCGTAGATTGCGGCGATGCGTCTAATTGTCTGACCACTTCCTCTGCCACCGTTAAGTGCAGCGTTCTTGCCGTTTTTCATTACTCCTCCTCGTGTGCCACGCAGATGATCATCTCAATTCTGTCGTCGTACTTGTACAGCTTGACAAAACCTCTTTTAATCATTTCATCAACCAGCTTTACTTTCTGTCCGTCTAGCAACTCTGTTAATTTGTGGTCTTCATACGGACTCATATCCATTATTGTGTATTCTCTTGGAATATGGATTCTCGGAATGACATAATGAATTGAATGTCCATTTTCTTTTGCGTGTTTCAAATCAAAGTACATTGAACGCAGGTCGCTGTTCTCTCTTCGAAGCTGATCTGTGTACTCGTTGTATTTTTCAAGCTCTTTGTTAAGACCTCTCACTTCCTTTTTAAGAGCGATAAGTCTCTGTCTCTTAATACGGTTTCTATTCATCATCATCTCTAACAGAATGCCAGCGGTCATCTGCATCCCAATGACCTTTCTGACCACTTCCATTCCAAGTACAATGGTGTCCTTTACCATCAGGGTCATATGAACCACCTGATAAATGTCTTGCTTCATCTGCACTTAATTCACCTTGACTATAAAGATTTCTTGCTTCGTCTGCACTTAATTCATCTGGTATATATCCCATAATTATTTCTCCTTCCTGTTCTTTAATCTTTCGTTATATTCGCCTTTTGTAATCTCAACAAAATGACCGTCTTTCTCACCATAGTATCTGTTTACTTCAACCTTTTCTTTTTCTGGTGTAATTACATAAAGAAGTGCTCTTGTGTTGTAATCAGTTCCATCACCTTCAAAACCTTCAGCAAGAAATGTATCAACAACAATCTTATATTTCTCAACACTTGGATAATAAGGCATTGTAATCGGGAACATCTCATCTATGATATTACCAACTCCACCACTATAAGTAACGTTAGGGTTGGTTATTTCCTGACAGTAATCTCTGAGGGCTGAATAAATAACGGTTCCGTCTTTATGTACTCTCTTGAACAAACTGCTCATTCTCTTACACTGATAGGTTACTGTTCCATCTTCATCTTTGTAAGACATTCCCCAAACATCTTCCGTATCTTCAATAGGTCTAAGTGGAAGTCCATCTAACAGTCTTTTAAGAATATTCTTCGTTACTCCGTATGAAAAACCACTATGACCGTCTTCACAGATAGACTTATAAGCCTTTAATGCCGACTGATAACAACTGCATCCGTAATCAAAAGTTTCTCCGTTCCAGTCTGGATTTTCTTTTTTGCAAGCGAGCTTTACTTCATTTTCTGCCCATTCTTTCATACTCATTCTTCAACTCCTTTTAATAAAACCATATTATTTTTTACTTTTGCCAGGTAAACCTTTGTTGCTGCAGGAACCGTACCATTCATAACCGCACCAATTCCACAGTTGTAAGACATAATAACTTCATCTGTGAGTTTAAGTTGATCTTGCAAACTTTTAATGTGGTGCATAGCAATATAGGCGTTATGTTTCCAGTTAAACGGGTCGAGTTCAATGTTATCAAACCAATATGCTGTTTTGAATGTTGTCCATACATATCTATCATTGAGCTGAAAAAGGCCACAATCTACCGTTCCATTTTCGTTTTTGTGAACAGCATCTGTGTTGAATTCAGGGTTTTCTACCATCAAAATTGAAACAACTAAATCAGGATTTATGTCAAGTTCTGACGATAAATCACATATATAGTCTGAAAGTTGTTTGTTAAGAAACTGATAACGGTGTGGTTCAGATTCATAAACTTCTGATTGAATAGAAAAATCAACAGCAATTGTTTTTACTTTTCTGCTACCAACAAAATACATAGTCAATCCACTTAGAAAAACGCAGATTACCATAAGAATAAGTATAATCACTCTTGGCCAGTTAATTCGTTCTGCTGGCTTAATATTATTTTGAGGTACCATAACCAGCTCCTGTTTTAAGACTTTCAAGATATGTATTAAGGTCTTTCAAATCAAAGCAGACTCTTCTGCCAATACGGATACAAGGTAAGTGTTTCTGTACCTCTTTTTTGAATGTTGTAAGGGAAATGCCGATATAGTCTGCGGCTTCCTGTCGTGATTTAAGTTCCATTTGAACCTCCATTTAACGACAGTATACCTTTGGCGACTTTATAAAACTTTTAATACGTTTACAAACCGATAAGTTACCGCCAGGAATGAAAGTTAAGCGGTTCTATTCCAACCTGTTTGCATACCTTTCGAAGTTCGCCAGTCCAGTTGTTTCCGTGAGCAGGCTTGTTACGGTTTTCAGAGAAGAAGATATAATCATTTGGAGTGAAGTCTCTGTATGGGGTAGTGGAGGCGTGTTTCAAAAGAGCGTTAATTACAAATTCTGATGCCCTTAATACGCGAGGATTTTTATTTGGAATAAGGCCTTTTGTGTTAGAGTAAGTAGAAGTTACAATTATTGAGTCGGTTGTAATGTCTCCGAGTTTTAATGCTCTTACTTCCTGGAGCTGAAGATGACAGTTGCAGGCGATTAAGTTTGCAACATACGCTTCATAGTTTTTCCATTTAGTGTTGAAGATACGCGAGATGTCTATCTGGGATACGTCGGTCTTGTTTCGCTCAGGACGAGGAAGATAGAAGTCGAAACATCGGCTCATTGTAAGTCCTTCGGAATAGGCGACCTTAAGAGGAATAAGGCCTGTTTTCATAATTGCGTTGATGCGGTGCTGAGACAAACCTTTTTCGCTGATGTGTTCATACATTCGTTCTATATCGCCTGTGTTGATTTCAAACAGTTTGAATTTTCTGAGTAAAGACCAGTAGTGGATTGAGTTCCTGTTCTGCATTACATAACTTTCATTAAGCTGCCTTGCCTTTACGTATTCGGAGTCCATAGTCCAGAATCGCTTGAGATAATCCAAGAAAGGTTCCTTAGACAGTTTCTTTTCGCTACCGAACTCTGGCGGTTCTTCAAGCAGGTTTTTGAATACAACGATTGCTTCTTCAAAGAGCGTGTTAAACACGACTTTATTTACTTCTTCCCAGGCCTCTTCTGATACATCTGTTCTTACAAGAGGTGAAATTGCTGCGGTAATCTTTGCTTCAAACTCTGGAAGGATAGAGTGGTATCTCTGTTTAACAGACCACTTGATCACGTCGTCGTGAGGTCTTGTCTCTGGACACCACGACCATACCACACGCTCAGGGATACCTGTGAGGGAAGTGATGTACTGAGAAGACTTGCCGAGTGCAGCAAGACGTTTTACTTCTTTTTCTTTTTCAATCGTGTATCGCACTTTTTATTTCTCCTGTTTATAAACAAAACAAGCACCAATGCAATTGCAACTGGTATAAGAGTTACAAAAGGGTGCTTAATCAAAAATTCTAAATCAGTACAATGAATGTAGTCGTATATTATCTGCTTCATATTTACTCCTTAATACATTTCCAGACTTATACTAGTTTTTTCTGAAAAGTCTTTTTGTTTTAATTCACAAACAACTTTTACACCACAGACAAGTTCACCTTTATAACGTACTTCCCATCTGTTGTCGGGGAAGTATTCCGAAGTAGCAAAGCTCATCCAAACCTCAACGGGAATACGGTTATACTTGCAGTAGTCTTCGCATTTCTTTTCCAGATATTCGTTAATCATTCTGAGAAGTTCTTTTGCAGTTAGTTCTCGCTGTTGCTGCATCCATTCAGAGAGAGTTAAGTCATTGGTAATTTTATCCCATTCAACTTTACTTATTTCTATCGGAATGGAACCGCATTGTTTTTCTGAAGAACTCCAGGGAAGTTCTACTTTCGGAGCTTTTATTGCTGCATCAAGTTTTTTTGATATTTTTTTGACAAAAGGGTTGTTATCTAAAAACAAGTCTTCTCTGCTGATTAAATGTATATCTTTTAAGCTTCCCATTTTTTACTCCCATATATAATCATTTTTAACGTCATAATCAGCAGGCAATTCAAGTTCACTTATATTTACGAGATACCCCAGTCCGCCAATCTTGCCATACAAAACCCAGTTGACTGATTCATTATGATTACTGTATTCGCTCTGATGATTAAGACAATAATTGTAAGCAGCAGGATTATGAAACGCAGAATCCATCCAGTTTTCACCAGTTACTTTTTTCCACCAGTCTTCAATTACAATTGTATTCCCCTTTAGGTAACCTTTTACAATTTTCAACTTTTTGTTCGCAAGTGAAGAAGATTTAAGTTCTCTTTTTGCAAAGCCGTGTGTACGTTTATATTCAGCATAAAAATCATTTTGATTACCAAAGTAAATCATTGCAAACTGTTCTTTTGTTATTCCAAAAAGTTCAATCTCGCCGTTCATTACCTGATTATAGTATCCAATCATTTTCTCTCTCATATCACGCATTGAAGCTGATATAAGAATACATTCATTCTGTTGAAAGTGTTTAAACTTCATAAAACAATAACTCTGTTCAAGAGTCTGCATAACAATCATATAACGTTTCATAATCTGCTTCTCTCCTTCAATTGTCTACCAAGCTTTTCCTCAAACGTTTTATTAGTCATATATTCATCATAAATAGGGTCTTCTTTTGCCTTTTTAATACAGTGAACACAGGCAATATAAACTCTTTTTACTCCATTTTTTTCGACAAGTATTCTGTGTATATTTTCTTCGGTGTCTTCATAGCCGTGATTGCAATATACACATAAAACAAAATCTGGTGCTATCTTAAATATATCTGGTACTGGCATTTCTTGCTCCTTTTGTTTTTCAAAGACGTATGTTTTAACTTTTGCAATCTTTTTAATCTCTCTACTTCATATTCCCCTATAAAATCTTTTAGTTGTTCTTCTGAAAGGTTTGTCATAATCGTTGTCATCTTTCTTACTCCTTAAAACAAAGACATTTAATTCTAAATCCAGCTCTATACAATTCGTTTTGAAGTACACAGATGAGATTTTCATTATTTGAAACATCTCCAAAACCCGTACTGTCCAAAACACTGTGAAGCCACTCGTGTATAAGAGTTGAGTCTTTCAACTCCTTTGGCATCTCTTTGTTTATTGTTATCGTTGCCAATTTAGAATCGCTTCTTCCCATTGACGGGTCACCTCTTCCGTTTGATTCGATTTCCTTTACCAGAAAAGGAAGTCCGCACACATCAACATAACATTCTTTATCAGAATCAATTACAGCCATATTTAATCCTCCAAAATTTCTTAAACTGTTTATCAATCATATTTAATGTCTCAGTAAGAGTATGTGCTCTACGCCTTACTCTGTAAGGGTAGAACCACAGCTCCCAGCCGTACTTTGTCTGATAGAACCTGCAGAACTTGAGATAATCTGTCTTGGCAAAGTACACGCCTTCTTTATATTTGTCGTATGTTACATACAGTCTTGAATTAGAACGGGATTTCATTCTTCTTCTCCTCGTAATCTTTTTTATATTCAACATTACCTTCGTCGTCCATAACGGAACGGTTATTATCTTCGCGGAAACGCATAGTAGAAGGCTGAAAACTAAATGTGACAGTTCCTGTTCTGCCGTCGCGGTTTTTGGCAACAATTACGTCTGTTGGAAGTTCTTCCATAGGGTCTTTGTTACTGTTGTCTGTAACTTCTCTTTTTCTATGAAGAAGCATAATAACGTCAGCGTCCTGTTCGATATTTCCAGATTCACGAAGAAGAGCAAGATTAGGTTTCTTTCCCTCTGCTTCTCGACCACATTGAGCAAGAACGATAATAGGCACATTTAGTTCCTTAGCCATTTTATGAAGAGTTTTGGTAATTCTTCCTACATCTACATATCTTTGGCCCGAACTGTCAGAAACTTCTATCAATCCAAGATGATCAATCATTATTGCCTTGGCACCATTAAACTTTACTTCGTATCTGATTCTCGCATATAAAGTTTTATCAATATCTATATCAGAGTCAAAAGTGTATATCGGCAATTCACTAAGAATATTTCCTGCGTTCATATACTTGGTGATTTCAGAGTTTGTCATAAGACACTTTTTAATCTGCCACATAGGGATGCCAGACTCTGAAGCAATCATTCTTGAATAGAGTGCATCACCACTCATTTCAAGAGAAAACATAGAACATTTAGCTCCTTTCTTTGCAAGTCCTTTAATAATCGCTAACGCAAAAGCAGTTTTACCAATTGAAGGTCTGGCACCAATTACATACATTGTTTTAGGCTGCCAACCGTCGATGATGTTATCAAGGTTTTCAAAACCACTTTCCATACCTGTGTATGCGGTTGTTTTAAGTTTTGCGTTTCTAACTTGAAGAGTATTGTTATAAGCAAGCTCGTTCATTGTATAACCACGAGACTTGTTTACATTGTAACTTGAAGCAGTATCAATAATACGCTCTATAGATTCGTTGATGTTATTCGGATTCATATTCTCAAGAATAGTTCCGATATCTTTTTTTGATTTTATTCCAATGTTAGCTGTGTTGAGAACATCAATATATGAATCAATGTAAGTTGCAGATGCTTCAAGACTTGTAATTGCTGCCAAATCACCAGCATTAATTACTTTATCGTTTTCGGTTAAAGTTACAAGCGTTACACATTTATCACGTTCCCATTGAGAGCAGATTTTTTCATATACATATCTGTTCTTAGGGTTTTGAAAGCACTCTTTACTCAATCTGCCTTTAACCATATCAATTAACTGATTGTTGAGAATGAGGATTGCGATTACATATTTTTCATATTCTTCTTTGTTAAATTGTACTGCCATTGTCTGCTACACTCCTGTAACTTTCTCCAACCATACGGAGAGGAATAACGACAGACTTAATTCTGTTCAAAACTACATTTTCTTTATCCAATCGGTCACAAATCTCTTTACGTTCTTCTTGTGTTTTGCCTTCAAGGTCTATATTACAAAGCAACGCTTTGAATGAGCTTGGAGACAGATTGGTTGCAATCCAGGTAGGTAACTGATTGTCATAACGCTGACATAAAACTCTTCTTAAGAAGTAGGCTTCTTCTCTGCGATCAAGGCAGGCCCCAACTTCATCAATGCACAGAAAAGGAATTTCAGACAGTTCATTTATAAACTTTCGTTCGTCATCTTCGTGTGCAAAGTTTCTGCAGCGTCTTAAGTCCATTTCGAGATTAAGCATTGAATAATATAAAGAGCCATTAAGTCCTTCATATGCTCTTTCGTGGATAGCAGAGCAGAGAAGGGTTGTTTTACCTCTTCCAACACTTCCAAACAGAAGAAGTATTCTGTCAGAGTTTTTATCAAGACAAAGCTGTCTTGCTTTTTCAGTAAACTCTTCAGGGTGGTCTGAAAATCTTACAGTATGAAAACGCTTTGGCACGTTTGCAATATCGTTTGATCTTACAAGCCTGTCTTCGCGTTCTTTTTCTAAGAACTTATCCAAACGTTCTTTTGAAGCGGCCTCTGCTTCAGGTGTACACATTTCGTTTTTCAAGTCTTCAAGCATTTCTTGAAATCTGTTTTCTGCTGGTTCTCCGTTTATCTCCATCTGTTCCTCCTAGTAATTCTCGCTATAATTCTCATTTCCGTAATTTACAGAACCAAGACCTTGTTTTTTGTAATTGGATTTAGAAGCTCCATTCATTCGTTGATATAACATTCCGTAGTTATTGATTATCATTGAAGCACTTGAAACCCTGCTTGACCACCAAGTGTCGTTGAATACAAAATCAATAACGTTAAGTATTTCAAAATAAGTTTTATTTTCAGCCTCAGCAAACTTTGCAAAATCACGCTGCCAAGACTTGAGATTTTTGGCGGCGGTGGTTGAATTTTGTAGTTTGATAAGATAATTTACCAATTTCTGAGCACACGTTCTTGATGCTTCAAAGAATTCTATTGGCAAAGAAGAGAGATATTGTTCTGTTTCTTCTTTTTTTGATATTTTCTTAGGTTGTTGTGTTTTTTTGACGACGTTAGGTGTATACTCTGGAAACGGTTCTGTCTCCGATTTAGTCGGAGAAGAATTAGTATTATTAGTATTTGATATATTATCAGTATTTAGTAGTGACGGATTTTCCAACTTTGGTAAAACCAACTTTGGATTTTCCGCTTTTGGTGGAGTAGGAATTTCATTAACGGTATATCGCCAACCAATAAACTTTCCTTGTTTGCCTTTTATATGTTCTTTTGAAATATAACCAAAAGACTCAAGCTCTTTAATAGCCGAACGGATAGAATCTTTTCCGTTTGAAAAGTGTTTTACTAATTCTGACTGATAAATACACCAGTCCTCTGGTAAGTAGAGTATATATGCAAATATACCTTTTGCCTGTGCTGATAATCTATCATCACGAAGAAAAGTGTTGTCTATAACTGTGTAATCACGCTCTTTTTTAGTACGAATAAACACAGTACCTTTTTTATCTTCATCCATTTTTAATTTTCCCCTCTTGAATTAAAATAAAAAGCCCTTTGGTCAGGTGGCTTTCGGTTGAGATTTCCGTGACTGTCAATACGAGAAAACAGTCGTAAAAACCACCTTATCAAAGGGTTCTTTATCTGTTCTCGTATTTATGTCACGACACTTTCTCAAGGTGTCGATTATGTTATACTTCATAATAATTCCTAGATTAAAACCCCTATAACGCGTTGTTCTTACACTTAATGCCGTGGGCCTTAAGGTATCTCGACATTGCAGGACGTGAAACCATAAACAACTTTGCCAGGTCAGTCACTCTTGTAGTAGGGGCAAGTCTTCTTACAGTTTCTTCGTCAATCACACTTTTCTTGCCACTCTTATCCTTGATGAATGGCAGCCTGTGAGTATTGATAAAGTTCTTCATCTGCTCGCGTGTTGAACCGAAGTATTCTGCAGTTTCGCTTATAGTGTGGTTAACTGAATACCTCATAACCTCGTGCATATTGAGTACGACCTTATCTTTCTTAGGTTCAGCCTTCTTCTGTTTAGGCGTAACCCTTACTTCTGAGGTTTCCTGGATAATGCCAGTTAAAATAGCGTTTCTTACCTGTTCGTTCTCATAAGCACTTCTGATTACACACCTGAGTGCGTTGAACATATTTTCATAAGGAACTGAGCCGACATAACTGTACTTGTCTTCCAAGTCCTCGCAGAACAAATCAAGAGATTCCAGAACCTTTTCTGCTCCGCAGTCTAAGGTATTGCTGTCTCTCTTTAATTTGTTTAACTGTGTGTTGTCTACATTGACAACCTTAAATCCGTTCTCAACTTCAGTCATAATTCCCTCGTAAAAGTTGATCAACGGACGCGTCCATAGTGCTCCAAACAGAAGGGTTGATTAAGTCCTCTGTTCCCAAACTTTTCGGTAATCAGCCGAAAAGAAAAACCCCAGAGTGCTCGATTCTCTGGGGTCAACAAGATGTTCTTATTTCTCACCAAAAGTGGTGATAGAATCGAGCTAACTATCGCCACTCTTAATACTAGGATAAATTGTAATTCACCCTAATAAATATTACTTACAAACCGTTAACAAACCGAATTGTTTACAGTTTACAAGTTCCTTTAATTCTGATATGATACTTTAAGTCAACCTTAAAGAGAAGAAAACTAACATTTAAGTTTTCTATTATAAATATAACTCATATATTAGTTCTTGTCAATAAAAATAACTAATATTTTAGTCAAAATATACCGATAATTAACTTATGAATAAGAAAATACCTTTTTGGGAGCGATTAAACTCCCTTATTAAACAGTCAAACAAAACTCAAGCGGAGCTTTCAAAAGATTGCGGATTCGATAGTCCACGTCGGCTGCAGAACCTATCTGCAGGTAACAGGCTTCCAGATTGCGAAGAGTGTGTAAAAATTGCAAAAGCTCTTAATACAACCGTAGAGTTTCTTGTTACAGGAGATACTGGTAAAGATATTATTTTGACTACAGATGAAAATGCTGTGTTATCAACATACCGTAAAATACCAAAGGCGTATAAACGAATGGCGTTTAAGCTTATGTTAGAGTTAACAAAAGCAGATGACCCTGGAGATGATTTTCTTGACTTCGATGTTTCCTCCGACAATGAAGATGAATCGGATTATAATAACGAGCTACCATTTGATAAAGTTTAATCTGCTTGAACTATTACTTGAACTACTCGTATAAGTTTACAAGCTCGATTAAATACTGCTTATACAGTTCTTTTTCATCAGGCTTGAATATAAATACTTTGCACCAGGGGTTACCTTTCTCGTAAGTATTAAATACGTGGTGGTTCCGCACGATCTGCCAGCGGTCGTCTTCCAAGGCTTTTAAATCTACCAGCATATCAAATATTGAATTCACGCCGTTGTCACTATCTCTGCGACGATTGTCAGAATGACAGAACACTAAGATAATGTAACATCTGTCTTTTATACATTCAGTTATCTTTCGTTTAAGCATTAACGCAGCGTATTCGTGCCAGGATTTATACCTCTCTGACGGAAACATTCTGTGAGTCTTGGAGTTGAATATTCTATTGTTTTTCTTACTAGGAGTCTCTTGTCCTAACTGATAACAAATCATAGTTAGAGAATAGAACAAGAAAAAATATTTATTTAATATAACTCACAAGTGCTTTACGCAACTTTTTAGCCACTCTGACATATTTATGATGTATTATCGAATGGTCAGATGTTCTCAAGAATATCAGTTCAGAAGCAGGCCTGTGGTAATAAAGACCTAGGGCCTGAAGTTCTTTGCTCGTATAACCAAACCCTCTTGTTTCTAACCTATGATGTATAATCCAGTTAACGAACCGTTCGCTTTTCGCCATTTCATAGTTTTCTATATCAGATATTTTCTCAGAACTGTCTAAATAATCCGTGGTGTCACTTCTTGGATTCCCTAATAAAAATACACAAGAATCACCAACAGTGACCTTACAGCGTTCTTTTTCTTCTTCCCAATACCCCTCCAGCTTCTTTCTAACAAAATCCATACCGCTTCCAAACTGAGCTTCTGGAGAATCAGAAGTATACATAAGCACCTCCGATACAATTTTACAGGATAGCGAAATAACAATAATTAACAGCATTAACAAACCAGATTGTAATCAAAATATTTTTTTCACGTTTTTTTGAAAGTTTTTAGATATTTGCACTATTTTTTCTGAAAATGCGTAAACGATTTTCTAGTGATAAATAAAGTTTTTTAAGGTTGTGTAAAGAACTAAAAATTCAGCTCTTGTTTACCAACCGAATAGTAACCGAAAAAAAATACTTATTTCTTTTTCTGAAATAAACTGACATTAAATATTACTACTAAGAGAGGTGTCATATGACAGATGTTAGTTATGACGTTAAGACAGGTCGTCTTACAAAGGATGTTGAAGTAAAGCCAATTGGTAACGGTTTTCTTATGACTGGTTCAATTGCAGTTAACCGCAGCTACAAGAAGGGTGAAGAATGGGTTGAAGAGGCTTCGTTCTTTAACTTTAAGCAGTGGTTTAAGACACAGAAGCAGGTTGATTTTTTCGCCAAGCAATTAAAGAAGGGTTCTCAGGTTACTATTGATGGCGACATTATTCAGGAAAGATGGGAAAAAGACGGCAAAAAACAGAGTGCTTACGTACTTATGGTAAACCGTATTATTCCTGCTTTTGGAAACGAATCAGGTACCAGTGAATCAAGTTCTGGCAGTTCTGGCAGTTCTGTACCTCCTGCAACCCAGGAAGATGGGTTTCCAGAGGACGTACTATTCTAAGAAATCAAAACAGGAAAGAATAACCGAGCAGACTCAAACTTTGTTTGAGCTGTTCGGCAGGGAGTGATTATGAAAAAAAAGAATCCGTACGAAGATATAAAACTAACAAATCGAGAGCAAAGAGTTTTTGATTATATGCTTCGTTTTAATTCAATTACTTCGTTAGAAGCCTTTGTTGATCTTGGGGAAACAAGGTTGAGTGGGTGTATTTTTCAACTTAAACAAAAAGGCGTGAATATATCAACAGAATTTATAGATGTTACAAACCGTTTTAAGGAGTCACGCCGCGTGAAGAAGTATTTTATATCTGGTTCTGGAGGAGTTGTATGAAAAAAGGTGTTCCATACAGGGCTAGAATTGGAGAAAAATACAACAAATTAACGATTGTTGATTTTAAGTATGAAAACAAACAGTGTTACTATCTTTGCAAGTGTGATTGTGGTGAAACTAGATATATAAAATGTGACAACGTTATTTACGGAATAGCAAGAAGCTGTGGTTGTATTCGAAGAGAAGATTACGAAGATTTGACTGGCAAAAAATTTGGTCAATTAACTGTAATAAAAGAAGCTGTTGTGGATAAAGATTACAGAGGTAATAAAAAGTGGTTGTGTCGATGTGATTGCGGAAACATAGCTGTGGTAAAAGGGAGTTATTTAAAGTGTGGTCATACTGTAAGTTGTGGCTGTTATCAAAGAAAGAGGACTTCTGAGACTAGATACAAACACGGAGATTCTTGTGACAGATTGTTCAATATTTATAACAAAATAAAACGAAGGTGTTATAACCATCGTTGTAAGAATTATAAAGATTACGGTGAAAGAGGAATAAGTGTTTGTGAAGAATGGTTAGATAAAGAAAGTGGTTATCTAAACTTCAAAAAATGGGCCTTGGAAAATGGATATGAAGAAAATTTGTCAATCGACAGAATTGATAACAATGGAAATTACGAACCGTCAAACTGTAGATGGGCGACCTATAAAATCCAGGCAAACAATAAAAGAAATAATAGGATTATTGAAATTAACGGTGTAAAGAAAAATGCAACTCAATGGGCAGAATATTTTTCTGTTCCTGTTAGTAGAGTGTATTACAGGCTTAAAAAAAACAAATCTTTTGATGATATACAAAACAGAGGGGTGATCAATGAATATAAATGAATACCAGTTAAAAGCACATAGTTTTGCAGATTACACATTACCAGTTATAAACGTTCCAGAGGAAGATAATGTGGTGGTTGCAGATTTTTGTTATCCAGCATTAGGGCTTGCAGAAGAAGCAGGGGAAGTATCTGGAAAGTTTGCAAAAGCTATCCGTGATTGTCACGGAAGAATTGATTCTGAACGCAAGGAAGCAATTGTAAAAGAGCTTGGTGATGTGTGTTGGTTTGTTGCAGAGCTTTGCACAATTATTGATGTAAGTCTTGAAAGCGTGATGCAGAAAAATATTGATAAACTTACATCAAGAAAAGAACGGAATGTTATCCACGGAAGTGGTGACAACAGATAATTATTGGCAGGTGACGGTCTGAAGAAGGGTTTTGCCATAACTCCTGCAAAAACTTGGTTTTACCTTCTTTATTCGGTTCGATTCCGAAGCCTGCTTATAGGCGGCTCAACCTCCCACCCAGCCGCCGAATATGGCTACCTCCATAGCACAGGGAGCCTGATCAATCGCCGTTGGCGAGTAGTCAGAAAAACTGTGCCATTTTTTAAGAGGTGTTTATGAAGATAAGACAGGAAGAAACAACTCCGATTGGAAATTATTTTCACGATAGTGGAGTCCGTTCAATATTTTTGGCACTTGAAACTACCGTAGATGATTTTGAAGTGGATACTGACCAGCTTAAAGCCTGGTGTGGAATTATCATCAATGACTTAAAAGGGCTGCAGAATACAATTACGAAGTGTGAAAAGGAGTGGATAAAAAAGCAGCACGAAGATGAAGCAGAAGAAATGAAACACAGAGGTGCAGAATGAGCGTGGAAGAAAAGCTTGTTAGAGAGACTGTAAAGAGAACAGGTGTATCCATTCCTCGCGGAATGGGAAAAACAAATACTGCAGTGGCTATGGCTAAAGAAGAGCTTGTTCGTAATTACGTTCCTGTGGTTCTTCAGCATATCCGAGATCACGGATGTTCAGGCCTTAAATGTAAACGCTGTCCTCTTAATAATGTGTGCGACAGAAATGCTAAGAATTCAAAAACTCTTGCAGCACAGGTTATTGCTTACGCTGCTTCAGAAAATGCTATAAGAGGTGTCTGAAAAAGTAGACATATTAAGTAAGGTTTGTGGAGATGTGTTATGGGAAGACCTCGTATTTATTCAGACGAAGAAAGAGTTCAGAGAAACAAAGAAAATAGAAAAAAGTGGTTAGAAGCAAACAGGGAATCTGTCAGAGAGTATTGTAAAGAATATATGAAAGACAGGTATTACAATGACCACAAATTTAAAAACAAGGCAATAGAATACAGTAAAAAATATCATCGAGAGCATAAAGAAAAACGTAGAGAATACTACAAAAAATATTATCAAGAACATAAAAACAAGAATAGAGAAACAGATGGGTTATAAGGTTGTTACAGGATTTTGGGTAACAGAATCTGATGCGAAAAGAAAACTAAAAAAAATACCTTCAATTTTTTCCAAACCACATATCGAAAGGGCCAGAAACGGAACCTGGGCAACAGTCGCAGGAGAGTACGAACGTAAAGACTGGGCAGATGCTGCTGTTCATAAGCTGAATGAAGAAGGAGTAGGTGGGGGAATCTGGCTACAGCCGTATTTAATCTAACGTTTTATTACCATTATTCTCACATTATCAAACAATACGGAGGAAATTTATGTATATAGATGGACACGCAGAGACTTCTGATTTAGGAAGCTGGGTTTGTATTGAAGTAAAAATGGATCAAACCTACGGGAAGTATCAGGTTCGAAACTATGTCGGTTTAAGCGATGATGTAGCAAAGCTGCCGACTTATGATGATTTGTCAACTGGTTCAAAAGCTACTTGTGCAGATACAGGAGACGTATATTACTACGTTAACGGTGACAAGTGGTACAAGATGTAATAATTTGGAGGAAAGGATATGTACTCAATTCTTATTAAAACAGGTGATACAACCTACATCTATGCTGTTGTAAAAAATGAAGGTGAGGAAGAAATTTTCACTGGAAATGCAACAGAAACAAAAGCTTTCTATACAGAACTTCTTGAAAAGTATCCGAGTTCAAAACTTGTTGTTGTTCACAACGTTGAAGTAACAAGTGAATACACTCTCACTGACGTAACCGAGTAATGAAAAGAAAGATTTTTGCAATCATATTTACAATCGTCTTCTCTCAGATTTTATGCGGTTATGCTTATGCTAAGAAGTGTAAGAAGTGCCTGGAAGATTTAGAGAATAATAAAACTCGTTATTATACTTACGGAATTACGTGTCGCGATTTTGGTACGCCGATTAAATACATAAACGGAAAACCTTATGCAACTTATAAATGCTGCTATGGTCACGTTTATTTGGTTTGTTTGGACTATTAGTTATCAAATCCGACTTGGTTTACTCTTACAATGGTATTGGGAACAGATCGCTTTGAGTTCATCAAACGCGATTTCTCAATACCATTTATTGTATCTGTTTCTCCATACATATTTAAGTTTATCGGTGCCTTGTCCTTAAACCACTGGCGAGGTTTTGGTAAATTACATTTGCAGTAACTGGAGCACCAGTCTTCATAAACCTTGGCACCGAAAGCAGACAAGTTTTTTTCATATACCTTACAATACGGTTGTGGCATTTTATGAGTGCCTGTAACTCCAATTAAATATTTACAGGTATTGCAGCATTTGATATTATTGTCTTTCTTGTACTTCTCAAGAAATTTGTGAGTGCCAGGAATTTCATAGATGTCGGGAGCAGGTTCTTCCGTAAAGTTTTCTTTTACAACCATAATTTGAAGTACATTAAGATTAAGTTTTTTACAGATTGCTTCGACTTCTTCCCAAGATAAATGAGCTTCACTTTTCAATCTTCCATTGACGGTTTTCTTTCTGAAAGAAGGAACTTCGTCTATAATCTGTTTAGCAGCTTCGTCAATTTTATAATTCTTTACGTTGGTTAATCTTGAAATATCTCGTATCGTCATTCAGCATCCCATTTAAGAAGTATAGTTCCGCTTTCACCCATAATTTCAAGGCTTGTTCCGAGGTTGGCCACAACGCCGCCCGAACATTCAACAGTCACGTTTGGAACGTCGCTTTCTGTAAGAACTGCACCGTCTGTGGCTTCTATATTTGTTACAGACCAACCGTGCGTAAGTGAATAAGGAACCTTGATTGCAGAAGGAGTTATAGGAAGACTCATTGAAGTAGGGTCTGTTCCTTTTTTAAGAGAAAGCAGTATTTTATTTACACCGATAACTGTTATAGTTATTTCGTTGCTTGAAACAACGGCAGATTTTATACCGCCGTCACCATTGTTAACAATTTCTTGCAGCAATTCACATTTGTAAATTTCGGTACAGGCCTCTGTAGTATCTACAGTAATTGTAGAGGAAGTTTCCTTGTAAAGCTTACGGCCGTTTTTATACCACTGATATTTATATTTAATGTCCTGGTCATTCTCGTGTTCTGGAGTAACGATTACAACAATAGTTTCTTCCACTGTCTGCATAATCGGGTCGTTGTTTGAGTCGTAAAGAGGGTTGCCCTGATCGTCAGTTACAGGAACTTCTACAGTGCGTGTTTCTTCTTTTGTAACGGCTGGAATTGTTGCTGGAGTAATTGTAGATTCTAAAACTATTTCATCACCAACTCTAATAGGTTCAGGAAGCGTAGACGAAGGTGCAATTTCTATAGAAGAAGGAATGATGTCAACGGCATTTCCCATTCCGAACTGTTCACAGTTACCGTTAAAGTTCTGTATCTGACAAGGTTTACAGATGAGAGAGTTGTTTGTATGATCTACCTTTGAAACAACAGGTGAGTTACAAAGCCAGAATTCGTGTTTGAATACATCAATTCCCCATTTACAGAGGTCTGGCATCTTAAGAGTGCGGTCAAAATAGTCTTTTATTCCAGTTGGTTTGTAACAGTAAATACAATTATCACAGAGTTTCTTTTCCATATCGTCACCTCTTGTGATAAATATAGCCTACATTTATTTCTACATTAAATTGCACAATTTCTAGAATATATCAAAGTCTTCTTCCATTGCCAGCATTTGTTTTGACTTTTCTACTTTTGGTTCTTTTTTAACTTCGTTGGAGTTTTCATCAATAAGACCGATAGAAATAAAAGCTTCCTGTATCTCTGGCGGATAAAGTTCGTGGGCCATATCATACGCGTTCTTAATACGCGGTGCTGTATGGGGGAATATTTCGATAAACTTCTTCCAGCCACCCATAGAGTGAATGATTCTCATATGTTCTTCTTCGGTAAGCATAATCCAGTTCCAAGCACAATGTTCGAAAGCTTTATGTGCACCGCGGCTCAGTATGTGGTGGAGCTGCAAATCCTCTGTTGCTACACCGCTTGCAAAAGAAAAGTGGTTTTTCTCCCTCCAGACATCTTCAGAAAGTAAGTTGCCATCTTCGTCGTAATCAACAGGGTTTCCTACTCCGTAACCGTTGGCTCCCTGGAACTCTTCGAATATCTGTTTAAGTTCTATCTGAATTGTATCTGTCATAGCGTCGCCAGCATACTCGTAGATATCTCCGATAATTGAATTGATAAAGTATGCTGCCTGCGTCTTTGACATCTCAGAAAGAGGCACAGGTATTTCTTCATCAGGATTAAGAGGGTTTGGAATTTTCTCTGCGTACTTCCAAAGAAAAGCAGAGTACATAATTGCTTTCTCTGTATCAGTAGGGTAGCGATGATATTGGATAAAGAATCGGACATTGATAAGGGCAAATATTGTCTTAACTTGGTCATAAGATTTGTTTGCACGGGAAAAGTTTGCAGTAACTGTTGCGTAACGGCTTCCGAGTTCGTTACAAAACTGATCAAGTATTTTTTTATCAGCAGTTGTGGCAGGCAGTAATAAACAACCGTTCTGAAATTGTCTTGCTTTTGCTTTGAATAAAACCTTTGACATATACACCTCAATAAAAATGGCCCACGAAGCTATGAACAAACGGCAAGGTTTCGTGGGCCAAAACGGAGCACCTTGCAAAATTATGATAATGCAAAGTGCTTTTGTTGAAGATGTGAAGTGTATACAAATCAGTTTGTTACATTTCTATGTGTTGGGTCAAAATGTCCTTTAACTCCTGGGAATGTGTTATGAGAATTGTCAAACGAGAACCTGCAGATTCGTGTGTAGATTTTATCATATTAACAAACTCAATTCTTTTATCAGAATCCAACTCTCCATCAGACTCATCAATAAAACGAACCTTAAAAGCAAATCCTGTCCTCTGCATACGGATTATAGAGAACGCAAAATAAAGAGACTGAGTAACCCAGATTTTTTCGCCAGCGGAAAGAAGTTCTATTGGTGTTGTATATCCGCTTTCAGTATTAGTAACATCAATACAGAAGTCGTCAACAATCTTTTCTTTTCCCTGTCTTAAAGTAGAGAAGGCTACCTGGAACTTATCTCCGTAAGAAGATTGAAGAATAGAGTTGGTGAGCATTGCTACTTCAGGGATTGCTGCCTCAAGTTCAAGAGCCTGTATTCCACTGTTTGCATAAGCTCTTTCAAGGATTGTGTATTCGGTCAAATCTTTAGAAAGAGATTGTAATTCAGCGGCTTTCTGTTCAGCGAGAACAAGTGTTTCTTCAGCCTGTTTGATCGTGCTTTGAGTAGTGGCAAGGTCTACGGATAACTTTAGTCTATTATCTTCTTTGTCTTTGCGTTTTGTTTCAAGTTCTTCAAGCTGGCCCTTAAAATCGACAAAAGATATTCCTGAAACAGAATCAAGGAACTCCTGTGTGTTTTTTAAGTCTTTAGAAATACGCTCAATATCAGACTCAAGATTTGACACTTCTGTATAATCTGCGTATTCAGCATACTCTTCGTTTAAGTCAAGATATGCCTGAGTTGCAGCATACATACCATTTTTGTCATCGTACTCAGCCTGTAAAGCAACACGTTTCTCGGTTGCCTTCTTAAGCTTTTCCTTACACTTGTTGTACTCTTCTTTGGATTGCTTAGTTATCTTATCTTGTTGAGCCTTCCATTTAATAAGTTCTTCAACTTCTTCGTTGGCAGTTTCAAGAGCTTTACGCAATTCTTTCTTTCGTTTCTCTGAGAGCTTGGCTCCGCAAGTAGGACATACATCACTTACATCAAAAGTATCTTCTTTCGCACGTCTGATTCTGTCATCTGCAGAAGACAACTTGCGGTGTTCTGCTTCGTACAGTTCTTTCTTTTCATTACATTCGTCTGTAAGAGAAAGCATAAGGTTTGTCTGCTCGGAAAGGTCTTTAGAAAGCTTGACGATTTCGTTTGCCATAGGACGTGAATCTTCGTAGGCTTTTTTATATTCAAGAATTTTATCCTTGTTCAACTTATAATAGTCGTTTTGCTTTTTATGTTCCTTGAGTTTTTCAAGATGAGACTGAAGTTCGATAAACCTGTTTTCTGCATCAGCTTTTGCCTGTGCAAGATTACCAGACTTTGCAAACTGCTTGTTGTAGTCTTCTTCTTTCTGCTTAGTTTCAGTAATCTGTTTATCTATTTCTTTCAGATTATCTTCAACCTCTTCCAGGTCTAGCTGTATCCTCTTGGCGTTGTTAGTCTGTCGTTCAATCTGTTCTTTAAGATTAAGGACTTCTTCTTCGCAGTTGGAGTGCAGTTCGATATTCTGAGTAATAGCCTTAATCTGTTCTTTGACCATATCGTGCATTGTAGAAAGACTGTCAGTTCCGAAAAGCTGGGAAAGAAGTTCAATGCGTTCACCCTTTGTCGCAGATGCAATATCTGATACACCTTTTACTTTACCGCGTGTAAAGAAAGCAGTGCGGAGATAAACAGAAAGCGAACCGAACGTTTCTTCGATGTAAGTCTTGTAAGGCTCGAGGTTTCCGTCACAGTCTTTTACGCTCTGCCAGGTTTCTCCGTTGTCATCAGAAGTCTCTGCGTAATATTTTACAAGTCCTGTCTCAACGTGTGCAGCAAGGAACGTAGACAGTTTGTAGAGTTTTCCGTTTTCGTCTTTATAAACGATAATGCGGTGTGAGTCTTTGAGATAGAAGTGAGAACGTAAAGCACCGCCACGGGTAAGAAGACAAGGATACGGAGAAGCAAATTCGATTAAGGTTGATTTACCTGAACCGTTCGGGCCAATAACTGCAAGAATACCGTCATCGTACTTCGAAAAATCAATGTTGATTTCTTCTTTGCCTCTGATACCTTTTGCACCGCGGAGAGAGAGTGACATAAGCTCGAAGGAGTGAGAAGGGAAGTTGTACTTGATCAGTAGGTCGTCCTGGATTTTCTCGCTCTTGTCTATAACACTTTGTGTTAAATCTATTTCGTTTAACTTGGCCCATATCTTAAGTTTTTCCGTGTTTGAAGTTGTCTTAACGATTTCTTCAGAACGAACAATAGCAACATCTTCAGACTTTACTGCGATTTTAATGTTGTCTGCGTTAGTCTGTTCCTTAAGCTTCTTTGTCTCATCTACAACCTTAAATAACTTTCGTGCTTCAGAAGGAAGAGACAGGTTAACCTTTACGTTCAAGCCCTGAAAGTTCATTGTTGACAAGGCCTTAAAAGTTGCTGCGTTACAGTCAACTACGCGATTCTGACTGAACGGCAGATAACGTTTTTCAATAGATACCTTATCTTCGTCTATGGTCACGATGTTGTAAGCAGGCTTGTGAAGCTCACCGAAGTTGATTGGAATAGGAGAACCACAGTAATTAAACTTACCGACTTCCTGTGGTAAGTGAATGTGACCGCAGAGAACAGCCATAGCATCTTTTACCATAGTACCATTCAGGCGAGAGTCACTTGAAGCATCTTTGCCGTTCTGGTATTTAGCACCAGAAACTTCACCGTGCCACATAATAATGTGACGTTTGTCGTGCTTTAGATTAAGTGCGTCGTTCAGATACTTGGACACGTTTTCAGATGTTTCTTCTGCAGTGTTACCGAGGAGTAAAGATTTACGCGGTTCTGGAATTGCAATTACGTCAATTTTGTCTTGAGTGCTTGGTTGTCGTATCGTCCACACGCAAGGTTTGTCTGTGACGTTGGCCCCAAGCTGCTTAAACACTTCCAGAGAACCAGCAACTTCGTGGCTTGGGGTTCCGTAAATCATATAGACGCGAACAGTTTGAATAAGCTGTGTCATCTTAGCGTTGATTTCTGCAAAAGAAGCGTTGTTTACTACAGCACAATCCCAGAAGTCACCAGCAAAAAGAACAGCGTCAATTTTCTTTTCTTCTACGTCCTGCAGCATTATGTCTATCAGTTTGACTACATCTTTTGCACGAGATTTCTTTGCGTGTATATCTGCGGTATGTAATAACTTAATCATATTCCCTCCTGTCTCGCTAAGTATTTGAATAAATAATCTTGTGCAGCCTTTTTCATAACCTCTCTATTTGGATTGTAACTGACAGTTATCCAATACTCTTTTCGTTTCGATTTTTCATAAACGTAGCCACATTCTCTGTCGTTGTCGTCAAAAGTGCCAGATATATAAAAGCACCAAATACCTTTTTCTTTCACCGCAGAAACGATACATCTTGTAATTGTACTTACCTTATCAAGGCTATATTCTTCTGGTTCGTAATAACTTGTGTACCTATGTTCTGCACTTTCTTCTACGTGAGAGTAATAATATTCATATGCTTTCTCTTTTGTAGAGAAGACACCGACGATATGATTGTCCGAGTAATCACCTTCTGTAACTATCCATATGCTACTCATCATTACCACCTTAATCTCTATCTCTTGCATCTTCATTTATAATGATTTTGCTGCCATCTTCGATCTCGAAGTATTCAAAATCAATGTCATTGTAAAATGAGAATATTGTTCCTTGATAAGCTTTTATATTCGCAATTACTGCATTATCTTTTACGCGTTCATCATTTGAAAAGTATTCAGGATGCTGTTTCGCTTCGTAATATGAAGCAATGTTAACCTTTCTTGATACCATCAAAAGACTGAATATTACGATAACGAAAAGTAAAGGAAAACCGAATAAAAATATCCAGCCTGCACAGTCAAATTGAGTGTTATGAATAACAACGGCTGTTATAAAACCAATAAACAAAACTGTTAGTATTATAATCCAAAAAATCATTCTTCAATCTCCTTTAGTTCTGGAAGTACAATTTCTTTCCAAGCGATAACTTTATCTTCATTTCGTTCTGTAATAGTTTCAAATATCGTATCAGTAACACCTAAGTTTTCTCCGACTTGTAAACACCAATAGCCAAAATCATTTGCTTCTGTATCAAAATCAAGTGGATAAACACCATTTTCGCCACCACCAAAGTATACAAAATATCTGCCACTTTCTTTTGGTAAACCTTTTTCTGATACATAATTCCATTCATTAGCCTTGTTATAGCCGAACTCTGCACCATCTTGCCAATGTCCTTTTATGACTTTTATTTTTAGTTCATCGACACCTTCTGTAACATATTTATTTGCATATTCTTCCGATTCTTTCTCAAACATATCTACCCCTCCATTCTTTTTCCAATCTCTAAGACAATAGTGGTATCACCTTCGCTTGTCATAATTGTGTGATAGCCAACAATCGGATAATGTCCTTTCCCTGTTTGA